GAATGATTTTCATGATGTTCTCCTGTGGTTTAAACGGTGATTACTTACGCTTGGCAGGAACCCAAACCGGCACGGCATCGACCGGGTGAAGAATCCACCGGCCTTGCTTGGATGACTTGATCGACTGCTTGAATGACTTGCTCATGGCGTTCTCCATGGTTGGTTGACTCAGTGCAGCGCACTCAGCGAATGCGCTCTACTCAGTCGAAGGTTTTTCCGGTTCGTTGGGCATCGTCAGACTTTCGGGCGGCTGCTGTACTTGCAGGTCATTGCCTTCAACCCTACGGCTTCACCGATGCTTTAGGCCGGGTTCCCCTTGAGGAACCGCCGGGCTGCTTGCGCTCATCCGGCACCAGAACCTCTTACCTCGTCGGTGCGCCGTCTGGGTGCGCTCCGGAGCGTTGCCGCTGCCGGTGATGAGTAGTATCAGGATATCATGGTCACAAGTCAACAGGTTAAACGATAAATTTATCAGCCTGTCAGTTAAGTCATTGATAAACGGTCGAATTTAGTTTGCGTGTAAACGGTCTACGGACTAGGATTGGGGTCGTCAGAGTGAGCAAAACAGACAAACATCATGTCAAAGATAAGCAAATACACTAGTAAACATAGGGTAATTCGATCATGGCGGGAATGACGGATGAGTACGGGCTGACCGCAAAACAGCGTAAATTCGCAGAGAATGTGGTCAATGGCATGGGCATCGCAGAGGCGTATCGCCATTCGTATGATGCGGAGAACATGAAACCTGCGTCCGTGCAGCGTAGGGCTGCGGAACTGATGGTTGACGGCAAGGTGACGGCATGTATTGAGATGCTAGCGGGGCATAAGAGGCGAATATCGGAGGCTTCTACGGTCTCTGACCGCGACAACCTCATCCGCCTACTCCGCTCATGGTCTAACGGTGACGAACCTGCGACGCAGACTCAACTACGCGCCGCCGAACTGCTGGGCAAAGCCTGCGGCCTCTACAGGGATGTCGTCGAGGATCACCGCGAGCGTCCCGCTTCGCTAGTCGCTGCTGATCTTGAGCGTCGCATCACGGAACTGTTGACGGTGCAGCGTGTCGTCGAGGTTCCAGATGAGGTTCCGGAAGAGGTTCCGCTGGTACTAGTTGAACGGGACGACGATAGCGCGTCGCTACAGTAGAACGCGCATCCCGCATCGACGGGGTGAGGGGGGTTAAACGATGCGCGGTTCGGGGGTCGTTTCGAGGTGCCATCCCCCCCTGTATTGCGACGGTACCGTGCCACTATATATATACGATTTCACTCAAATGATCCCCTCTCTTTACCACTGTTGCTTTTTTGCGACACATAGGGGGTATGGTCATTGTTGTTTTGAGATGTGTTTAGTTATTGCTTGCTTACTGCAATTCGTTTTCACTTGTGAAACTTGTAGTTCGTTCAATTTTTTTGCAAAAAATCTGGCATTTCTTATTGACTTTCGATAAAACTTGTGATACAATAGGTATTGTAATAAAGGGTTAGCGAGAAACTAAGTTTAAGTGAATCATTGACAGGTTGTAAGGCTATAGTTTCTCAAGAATTTTGCCTTCGGCTTTTGAGAAAAGATGTGAGAAGGCAATTTATACCTAGTTTCGAGCGACAATGACTTGAGACAGGCTATAAGTTAAGGATATATATACACTTATACTCTGTGGGTTGCTTAGAGGGTAGTGTGGAGGTGAGGTTGTGATGGAACGGGGGCTATTGTCCCTGCATTTTGAGGACTTGTTTAGTGAAACTGACTGCTGAAAACATCCCTAAGATCATAGGTTTAGTGAAGAACCTACCTGATGATCAGCAAAAGGACTGGTTTAGGCTGTTGGATGAGTGGGAGAAGTCCAAGAGTAGGGAGATTGCACAGGAGAGGTTCATCCCTTTTGTGAATCGGGTCTGGCCGGGGTTCATTTCCGGTCGTCATCACAAGATCATGGGTGAGAAGTTCGAGGAGATTGCTGATGGCTCTCTCAAGAGGCTCATCATCTGCATGGCACCTCGCCATACCAAGAGCGAATTCGGGTCTTTTCTGTTCCCTGCGTGGTTCTTAGGCAAGTTCCCCCAGAAAAAGGTCATTCAGTCCTCCCACACCGCTGAGTTATCGGTGGGTTTCGGTCGAAAGGTCCGAAACTTGGTGGATTCTGATGATTACAAGGCTGTTTTCCCTGATACCGTCCTTCGTGCTGATTCCAAGGCGGCTGGAAGGTGGAGTACCTCCAAGGGAGGGGACTATTTCGCCATTGGTATTGGTGGTGCGGTGACCGGTAAGGGTGCTGATCTCTTGATCATCGATGACCCCCATGATGAACAGGAGGGTCAATCAGCAGATCCGGCTGTATTTGATCATGCCTATGAGTGGTACACCTCCGGACCCCGGCAAAGACTCCAACCCGGAGGGGCTATCGTCATAATCTGTACCCGTTGGTCGAAAAGAGACCTTGTCGGGCAGATCTTGAAGGCTTCTGCACAAAGAGGCGGGGATGAATGGGAGGTCATTGAGTTCCCAGCCATCATGCCTTCAGGTAAACCCCTCTGGCCTGAGTTCTGGCCGATTGAGGAACTGGAAGCCATCCGGGAGGAAATCCCGACCCATAAATGGCAAGCCCAGTACCAGCAAAACCCCACCTCCGAAGAAGGCGCTCTGATTAAACGGGAGTGGTGGAAGATCTGGGAGCAGGAAAAACCCCCTCAGTGCCAGTTCATGATCCAGTCATGGGATACCGCGTTCTTGAAAACCGAGAGGGCTGACTACTCAGCCTGTACCACTTGGGGGGTTTTCTATCACCCAGATGGTTCTGGTGCATTGCAGCCTAACATCATATTAATGGATGCACATCGGGAGAAAATGGAGTTTCCAACCCTTAAAAAACGGGCTTGGGAACTTTATAATTACTGGAAACCAGACACCCTGATCGTGGAAGCCAAGGCTGCCGGAACCCCCCTCATATTCGAACTTCGGGCGATGGGTATCCCGGTCTCTGAATTCACCCCATCCCGTGGAAATGACAAGATAGCGCGTGTAAACGCTGTTGCAGATCTGTTCTCAAGCGGTAGGATATGGCGACCTAACAATCGGTTCGCCGAAGAGGTCGTGGAAGAGTTTGCGTCTTTTCCTGCTGGGGAGCATGATGACTATGTTGACTCGTGTACACAGGCACTGCTTCGCTACCGGCGAGGCGGCTTTGTGTCTCTTCAATCCGATTACAAGGATGAGCCTGTTTACAAACAAAAAGTGGCTTATTACTGAGGTTAAACGATGAAAAACAAGACTAACAAGTCTGAGAAGGCAGAAGCCCCGAAATCCCGCAATCAGCCCAAGGATGTCCTCAAGGGTAAGATGAAGGGACTTGGCAAGCCTGTTATGGTCGGTGGTGCCATGCGCCCGAAGAAGATGTTCCAAGGCAAGATGACCATGGGTAATTCAGGCACCGCTCGTGGTATGGGTGCAGCCGTCAAAGGCGGCAACTTCAGCGACTGATAAGGGAGATCGCCATGGCGGTTGATCGCGCATTGGTTCCTTTCCAAACCGGAATGGGGCAATCGGTTGAAGTTCCTGATGAAATCATGGACTTGTCAACCATAGTAGAACTGCCAGATGGCGGTATGGAGATCAGTCTCTCGGCGGAACTTGATTCTGATTCTGCTTCGCATTCGGATAACCTTGCAGAGTTCATCGATGACTCTGTTCTTGAGAACATGGCTTCGGAACTTATTGCCCTCTACGAGGCAGATAAGGACAGCCGCAAGGAGTGGGAGGTCACCTACATCAAGGGACTCGATCTCCTTGGACTCAAAATCGAAGATCGTACCCAGCCATGGGCAGGTGCATGTGGTGTATTCCATCCCATGCTTGCTGAAGCCATTGTCCGCTTCCAAGCCCAGTCCATCCAAGAGATCTTCCCCGCAAAGGGGCCGGTCCAGACCAAGATCTTGGGCAAGGTGAGCCTTGAGAGGACTCAGCAAGCACAAAGGGTGCAGGAATACCTGAACTATCTTCTGACCGAAAGGATGAGCGAATATCGCTCAGAGACCGAAAAATTGCTGTTCTCGCTGGCTCTTTGTGGAGCAGCGTTCCGCAAGGTCTATTTCGATCCGTCCTTGGGAAGACCCGCTTCGATATTTGTCCCTGCGGAGGACTTTGTAGTCTCCTATGGTGCATCTGATCTTGTGACATGCGAACGAGCCACGCATGTGATGAAAAAGACCTACAACGAGATCCGTAAACTTCAGGTCTCTGGCTTCTATCGGGATGTGGAACTATCTCCTCCTTCCCCTGATATCAGCGAGATCCAGAAGTCCTACGACAAACTGAACGGCGAATCCAAGGGAATGGACCTTGATTCCCGTTACACCCTCCTAGAGATGGTGGTTGACTACGACATCGCTGGCTTTGAAGACACAGATAGCATGGGCGAACCGACCGGCATCGCCCTGCCCTATGTCATCACCATGGATAAATCCTCAAGGACCATCCTCTCTATCCGTAAAAACTGGTACGAAGACGACCCGCTCAAGAAGCGCCGTCAGCACTTCATCCAGTACACCTATATCCCCGGACTCGGGTTCTATGGCTTTGGCCTTGTCCATCTGGTGGGCGGACTCGCAAAGTCCTCAACATCGATACTGCGCCAACTGGTGGATGCTGGAACCCTATCGAATCTGCCGGGTGGGTTGAAGACTCGCGGTCTTCGGATCAAGGGCGACAACACCCCCATCATGCCCGGAGAGTTCCGGGATGTGGACATCCCATCTGGGGTATTGCGGGACAACATCACATTCCTGCCCTACAAGGAACCCTCCGGTACTTTGTATCAGTTGCTGAACAACATCGTTGACGAAGGCCGAAGGTTTGCCTCTCAGGCAGACATGAAGGTTTCGGACATGAACGGGGAAGCCCCTGTCGGGACAACCCTTGCGATCCTTGAAAGATCGATGAAGGTGATGTCTGCGGTTCAAGCCCGTTTACATGCTTCGATGAAGAAGGAACTGAAACTTCTCTCCCAGTTGGTCTATGACTACGGCCCAGATGAATACCCCTACGACATCCCCGGCAAAGCCCTAACCAAGCAGGACTTCGATGATCGGATCGATGTAATCCCCATCTCTGACCCCAATGCAGGGACGATGGCGCAGCGGATCATGAAGTATCAGGCTGCATTGCAGTTAGCCGCTCAAGCACCTCAGTTGTATGACCTGCCCATGCTTCACCGGCAGATGATCGAGGCACTCGGTATCGCAGACCCGCAAGAGGTTCTGCCAAATAAGAACGAGATCTCTCCCACCGACCCGGTGACAGAGAACATGAACGCTCTGATCATGAAGCCGATCAAGTCATTCATCTATCAGGATCATGAGGCTCATATTCAGGTCCACATGTCGTTTGCCCAAGATCCACGCTTGCAATCGATGCTCCAGCAAGCACCCCAAGCGGCACAGGCATTGCAGGCTGCTTTGAGCGCCCATGTCGCGGAACATCTTGGATTTGCCTATCGCCAGCAGATCGAGAAGGAACTTGGGTTTAAACTGCCTCCTCCGGGGGAAATCCTCCCAGAGGACATCGAATTCCGTATCTCGGAACTGGTCGCACCCGCAGCCGCTCAGGTCAGCGGAAAGGCACAGCGGGAGATGCAGATGCAGAAGCAGATGCAGGAATCCCAAGATCCCGTCCTCCAGATGGAGATGCAGAAACTGCAACTTCGCGCTCAGGAGATCCAGCAGAAGGCTGATGCAGAGATGGCTCGTGTACAAGCCGACATGCAGAAGGCTCAGATGCGGATGCAGTCTGAAAAGGATCGCCTCAAGGTCCAAGAGCGCATCGAAGGCGCAAGACTCGGGGTCCAGATCGCCTCAACAAACTCCTCAAACGAACTCCAGAGCAAGGAAATTGCCTCCAGAGACAAGGTCGAGGGTGCTAAGTTGGGCATGGAGATAGCCAGAGAGTTGCTTGCTGCTCAACAGTTGCAGCAGGCCTTTCTCTTCC